AAACCAATCCTGAGTTTTACCATCACCTACAATGGTTGCATATACCTTACCGCCTTCAAACATTATATCACCTACTACAATATCTTGAATTTCCTTATAAGTATTATCAATCATTCTAAAGAGAGTACCGTAAGCAAAACATGTTCCACCGGAACCACTGGAACCACGATCTGGCCCACCTTCGTTTCTACCACCATCAAAACCACCTCCTGTTCCTACAGCATTAGCAATATCTCTATTTGAATGGAAAGTATTACCACCATCATATGAAGTATAACCAGGACCAGTTTGACTATTACCGTTATCTTGTTGCCAACTTCTTACTGTTGATTGAGACTTTGTTCCTTCAACAGTAAGAACTCTTGTACTAAGAATATCCTTTTGTCTTGTATCTAGATAACCAGTTGCAGTATAAATTGCTCTAGCTATCGATAAGGAATCATTTTCATTATTAACACTAATATCCAAAATTTTAAATTCACGAACTCCTGTTCTAAATCTAAATGAGGTTGTGTTAGGTATAAAGAAGGAACCAGTTACGGAACCATTTGCATCAGTTTCTAGAGTAGTACTTCCATCCGGATGAGCTGATGCATTATTATATGTATTCCCATAATCAGTAGTATCATCTGAATAATATGCAAAACTTTCTGATCGTACCCAATTAGCAACACTTTTATTATCAAAAAATGCAAAAACCTTTGAATTAGGTCTTAATCCTTCAGCTTTAAAGAATACCTTTTTTGATCTCATAAATGGAAGTAATGCTACATCTACTACTCTATCGCCTATTTCAGTTCTTACAATTTCATCTGCTACAACTTTATTAACAATTGTAGTTCTTGTATTACCAGAAGTTGAGGTTTTTACATTAGTTTGGGATCCTATTTTAAGATCTTCTATTTTAGTACCACCCCAATTCCAATTCCAGTTATTCCACAGAAGAGCTTGATCAGTTTCTAATTTGGTTCCACCCTGTATAATTTTTTCAGCCAAATATTCAGTATCTCTCCATTCATCAGATGAAGGAGATAATGTGACAATTCCTTCATGTACAACTACTGAAAAAGGATTAATTTGAATTGCTTTACTTGCAAGATTTTGATTAATGTAAATTTCTTCATCATATTTAAGGTAAATATTATCACCCTTTTTAATAGTATTTGTAGAAGCATCAGAATCATAGATTAATTTAACATTGTCCTCAGTAAACCAAGGTCTCATAGTTTGACCTATTGGGTCAATAGCAGCTAGATATGTATCATCGTTTGCAGTAAGAGATTGTGTTGTAAAGTTATCAACTATTACGCCAGATTTTGTTCTACTTAATCCAGCTGAATCCAGTACCTCAAAATTAGTAGTAGCTAATTCAAGCAAACTGAGTGAAGCTAATTCTTCAACTTGATCAATCCGACTTTCCAAAACGCCGATATCAGCCATTGTATATCTCTTAGCTTCAATTTTTTGAGTTATTACATCATTATTATCTAATGTATTTGGACCAAGAAATATATTATATAAACCTAAAGTTTGTTCGGGTTGTTGAGGTAGTCTTGGAGTGAACCCGCTTGTACCTTCAATATACTTAAGAGTTCCTTCTGTATCGATAACCAATCTTGAAGCGTTAGCTAAATAATATGTAATATCTGCTCTTATAAGATCAGTCGGTTGTGGAAGTTCATTTACTCTAGCACCTGTTGCTGAATTAGTATATGCTTCATCAGAGTCTTGAATTGATCTAAAATCTAAAACATTTCTTAGACTTATTACTTCACCTTGATTTGTTCTATGAAATGGTATTTGATTATACGCAACTTGACCAGTATATGAATTAACAGCAAAGAAATCACCTGATGTACCATGAGTAAAATGTTTATATTTTACATGAATATTTCCACCTGGTGCAGAACTACCACCATTAAGAACCATTCTACCAAGAGCATAAAAATTATCTCTTTGTCCATTATCTAACGTAAATCTATTTGAATAATTTTCATTACTATCAGATGCATTAATAATTTCTGTTACACTAAAAATATCTGCTTTACCTAATGGAACAAACTTTGTACCATTACCATCTGAATCAATAGTAGCTGTAATGGATCTATCCGTTAAAGTTTTAGTTCTTACACTACCATTACCTTTATTAACATAAGCAAGGATTTCCAAATTTGATGAACTTGCAGGAAGACCTGTAATTGTAGCAGATGCAGTACCTGCGCCAGATACACTTACTGAACCAGTATACACATCACTGTCAGCATTTGCAAAAATCCAGTCTCCAGTATTTGCAAAAGTTTCACCAGCACCTGAAAGTGTAATAGTTGTTTCGCCAGAAACATTAGTAGTAGTTGCGAATCTTCTTTGAACAGATAAGGAAATATCAACTAAAGATTTTGGTCTTTGATCCCTTAAAGAAAATAATAAATTATTATTTGAAGTTTCTTTTAATACTGCCTTACTATTTTCAAGAGTAGGATTAAAATAATTTGTTATACTAGTACCAATACTTTTAACATCTCTAAATGCTTGACCAGAATTCATAACAATATCAAATAAATGATATCTGTAATTAGCACCATCTTCAGTAATAGCTCTTACTCTAGCAGTACCAATGGTTGAACCACCATAATCAGCAGTATCTCTTAAATTCATTTTTTCAAAGGTATTAATATTTGGAATACCTTTAGTGTTTCCTGTCGGCGATACTAGTACATAATTACCGAATTCAGAGGATACCACATCATTATTAACAACAGTAGTTTTAGTACTTTTATTAATACGAATATCTGTTGGAACATATGTAGCTGCTCTATAACCTTCAACAACTGCAATACCATCACTAACCTTTAAAACAAGTTTATCATTATCAGAAGAATCTTCTTCAAATCTTATTGTGAAAGGTTTGACAAAGTAATTACCAGAGTTTTCAAATATTCTTTTTGAAATTAATTCATTTGGAACAGCATAAGCATCAATTTCTTTTATTGTAGAAGTTACAGTACCTTTAAGAATGGTATGTGTATGAATAAAGTTTTCATCGGAATCAATATCATCTCTTGTTGCAATTTGTAATCTAATTCTGTATCTATCAGCGCCTGGTGCAGAAATATTAGGTGTTGCACCTTGATTATCATATAATCCTGTATCATCAGCAACAGTTACGATATCCTCAATAATTTTAAAGCCGATGTCTGCAGATGGTGCATCAGAATATTTTGAAATAATTTTTGATTGCGAATCACAGAAAATAAAAAATCCCTTAGAATAATATATGCCTTGTCCAATTGAAAACTGATATCCTGTACCCACTGCACGATTAGCAACAGTATTTGTTGTTTGAACTGTAAGTGTAGTAGAACCATTACTTATATTTTCACCTGCTTGCATACGAATAGGAGATGTTGTGGAAGCAGTAGATGCACTAGTACTAGTGTATTGTACATAAAGAGTTGCTGGATCAGAACCTTCTGCAGGAACAACCTCTAAAACTTTAACGATAATACCGGAAGTTTGTCCTGTAAATGAAGTACCAACAAGACTAGTATAATTAGACGGAAGAGTGTTAACAGAAGTATTTAATTTAATAAATTCATACTTAGCGTTTGGACTAAAACTACCTTCTGAGACAACTGAACCTTCTTTAAATATATTATCTCCAAATCTTTGGATTTGTTTTTGAATAATAGTTTGCATTTGCGTGAGTTCACGCGCTTGTAAAGTGCGACCGCTATTAAAGAGAATTCTATGATAGCCGTCACTATCTAGAAAATCATCCTTATAGGTATTTGAAAAAGTTGCATTAGTAAATGTTGTCGCCATTTGTTTTTACCTTACAGTGTAATAATAACTTTTAAATCTTCTGTCTGATCAACTGTTCTAGCAATTGCTGCTCTGTTCTCTAAATAAAGAAGATCACCAGTAAATCTATTTACATCATCATTATAAAATGCATCTGAATCAGCATCATCACCAGCTGCAGACAATGTACCTGTTGCTGCACCACCAGTTACTTGTTCACCTTCTAGGAATTTAACAAAACCAGTTTCTTCATTTTGATGAGCATATAATCTATCACTATCTATATCATCTATAACTGCTTTTGCACCAGATGTACCACCTACAATGGTAACATCTCTTGTAAATGTACCAGCATCTGTTGGTGAAGTTAATTCTAAATATCTCAATGCTCTACCAGAAGTTTCTGAAATAGCGGAATCGTTATAATCTCTTGGACTTTTAATTAAACCAATCTGTCTATAATCCTGATCGTTTACTAACCAATCATCATTTTCTGCACCTGCAGGTTTTACATTAAACATGAGAGAGGAAGATCTTAGATTTTTAATTGCATTTGATCCCATACCAGAATCATTTGCAATAATAACTCTTGCAACAGCTCCTGATCCACCACCACCAACGAATGACATTGAAGCATAGTTATAACCATATCCCATTGTCATACAACTATCTTGATTTGAATCAAGTTCAATTTTAACAATTGCACCATTATTTACAAATGCAGTAGCAGCTGCATTAAAACCATCTCCACTAATGGTAATGGTTGGAGCAGATGTGTATCCTGTACCACCATTAGTGACTACAGCACCAATAATTTGACCTGCTGTTGCTGCTTCTTGTATTGTAGCTTGTTGTGCATCAATGACCGAAAGTGTTGGATCACCAGATGATTCAGCAATATGTTGAACAGGCATAAAGTTTGCTGAAACAAATTTACTAGCTGATGCACCACTTAATGAGTAAAGAAATTTCCAAATGTATCCATCACTAGTTCTAAATGGAATTGATTTAGTACCTTCAGGTTTAATTGTAGAAGCAATTGCTACACCATCAGCAGTTTTACCTTGTCTTAAGCAAACATAAACCTGATTATCTTCAGTTAAAACATAATAACCATTTGATGGAGTACCTGATAGATCATCATCCCATGCATTATACACTGTACCGTTTGTCCAGTTATATCTTGGAATTGTATAAGAAACATCAACAACCTTTTTAATAGATTGCATAGACAGTCTAAAATCTCTTTCATCTTTAAATGAATTTTCTGGATCAGGTACTGTATCTGAACTATCCCATTGTTCAGAACGACCAACTCCAACATAGTACAAACTTGTACCATTGGTTAAATCATTATATACTGTATCCAGTAATTGTTTCTTTAAAGTGTTTGTAACAATAGCTGTCATCTTAATTTCCTATTACGTAATTGTAATGTATGTATCTGCAGAGTCACCACTACCAATCATAAACCAATTGCTTCCATTCCAAATGATTTGACATCCACCATTCTCTGCGATTGAAAACGAAGTACCTTGAGCAAAATTAGTAGGTGTAACAGTAACTAAACCTGAATTATTATTCACCATTAATTTAACTTCACCAATTACCGTACCATCTGCAAGAGTTGCAGCAAGTGCTGTTGATTTACTAAAATTAATAAATGATGAGGTTGTACTTACAGCACCATTAGCTGTCTGAGTAGAAGCGGTGTATGAAAACTTTCCACTACGAACAGCACCTGTACCCTTTGCAACAAGATTTAAATTGATATTGGTATCAGTACCAGTAGCAGAAATAATAGGACCTGCAGCTGCAGCAGCATTTGCAATGGTAATTTCATTGGTAGCAGATGCAGTTGCTGATAGTTTAATAATCTCTGCACCATTTGTATCATTAATAAGCGTACCGATTGTCGGTGAATTAATAATTGGTGTAGTGAGTGTTTTATTTGTTAATGTTGCTGTAGATGTAAGAGTAACTAAAGTGTCACTATCTGTTAATGTAGGAATAGTAAGATCAATATTCTTTGACATTAACGATGCTGAAAAAGGTTTAAACGCAATAAAGTAATTTGCATTTTCTGAATCATAAAGATCTGGATGAATTAAATTTGGATCAACAAGTGTTTTATTCTTTAGTGTTTGTGTATCACTATCAATGACTAATTCACCAGTATAGTTAGGAATAGTAACCGTTCTATCAGCAGTAGGAGATTCAACTACTAGACGTGTTTCAAAGGAATCTATATTACCTTCAAACACAATACCTTCACTATCAAAAGTAATTCCAGGCATAAGTGCATTACTATCACCGCCTAACTTTTGATATATCTCTACAAAATTTTGATTGATCTTAATGCCAGCTTGACGAAGGGTATCACCTGTACCGTCATTAGCCGAAGATCCTACACTAAGATTTCTTCTTGTCATAGTTTATCCTATTTAAAACTGTTAAAACTATTTATATCAATAAGTTGAGTCACTTCCATATCTTCTGAATATATCTTCATCCATTGTTTCACTTGTTGTTGACATAAGTGAAATAATAGTATCACTATCGTCAAGAGTTGGTGAGTTAGGATCAATAAGAGCTTCAATGGTATAATATGGTGTAAGTTCACTAATAGGTGTTGTTGCATACTTAGAGGCAAGTTCAGTAACATCATATCTTACATCAACATTATTAGAATCAACAAGACCAGTAATATTTGTTCTTGCTGTAGGATCAATAAACGCTTCACTAACAAATGATTTCTCAATTACATCAGCAATTGAAATAGGCATTTGATTTATATTTAAATTAGCTTGACCTTCTGTTGCAACTTCACCTTCAAAATAAAATCCAGCTGGATGTACAAACTTTTTATAAAGAGCTCTGTATGTAGGAACACCTAAACCAACTCTTAAAAGAATTGAGAATATTTGATATCGCGCATAGTCTTGAATATATTTTTGACTATCATATCCTATTTGATCTTCACCAACGGTAAAGATATCTTTTTTAGGATATATTACTTCAACTTCTTGTCCAAAGAACGCTCTAAAAAACTCTTCAGTTGAGAAACGCGAACCTTTATTTCTATAATGATCTGCAAATCTACGAGCTGTAAATCTAGCATCTTTAAAAATATCACCCTTTTGAAGTCCTGAACCAAGTTCAGCAATCATACTATTAAGGTGTTCAACGTGAGCTTCACCAATGTCACGAACTTTAAAAAGACCTTTTATCTCATCACCAAAGTTATGATCAGAATCTAGATAATCATAATAATGATTTAGAAACTGAATAATCTCTGGATATTCAGATTGAAAGTATTCTGGTAAAACATCTGTAACTCTATCGTTGATAAAGTTTACATCTCTTCTACCGATATCTTTTAATTTATGAGCCATTATAGTGTCAGTCTAGTTTCTTGATAATCAATTTGAGCTGTTGCTTCTAGCACTTCAGAGTCAATATCTATGATATAATTACGAAGCGGTCTGATAGTACTTTGGTTAACAGGAACAGCTGATATTTTTAATTCACTTCCTCCAGTTATAGCCGTAGGATTAAATCCTTGAATTAGTATTGTTCCAGTAGTATCGTTATACTCACCAACATTATCTACTTTTACAGTACCGTCTAGATTAACAATTTCAAGTTTATTGGACTTAAGTCTGTTTTGAATTTTACACTGTTCACCATCAAATACAAATCTACCTGAAGTAATAATTCTGTTAACATCATCTGGTGTTGCAAGTGCTACAGGAAATTTAACAGTATACGAAAGTGATTGACCTGTCACAGGAGTAAATCTTTGTTGAACTTTAACTGCCATTCTAGAGTTAAGAATAGCTTGATCCAAATCATCAATCTGAGTTAAAATTAATGATCTTCTAAATACTTTTCCAAATCTTTTTAAATTAGTATCAATATAATCTTGAACTAAAGATTTAACAAGAGTTTCTGTTGCTCTTGGTGTTCTATCGGTTAAGTCAGGATCTAAGTTAAAGTTAACTTGTAACTCTAGATATGTTTCAACTGGATCTGTAAAGTCAGTATCAATTGACATAACTGCAAAGTTAGCACTCAAAGTGTTAATAATATCTGTTTTAACTTCTGCTTGTGTATCTTCAGCAATATTATCCTTAAATTTAAGTCCTACATATACCTTACCATAAACTACAGGATCATTATCAGCACCACTCCATGCAATTACATCGTCTAAATATGCACTATAATTTGCAAGGATCTGTGCCTTATAATCTTCAGCAACAACCATTCGTTTTTGAGAAGCAAAGGCTAAAGGTGTATTTTGTCTAATTGATTCAATTGATTCTTTAAAAGTACCATTGCTTGATACAGCATCTGTAGTAACAGTGATAGGATAATCAACTCCACCAACTCTTAGATCAGCTGAAGGTGTAAATGTTTGTGCTCCGTCAGCTGCAGGACCAACTGTTGATAAGTATGTAATTACAATTTTATTACCAGCTACCGGTCTTTTACCAGTAGAAACTCCATCTCCAAATAATACTTCATAATATCCATTTGGAACTTCTTTAATTTGATAATATGTAGAATTAGCTGTAATTCTTACAGCGTCTTTTAAATTTGTATAAGCTACAAATGAAGAGGAACCAGCAGTATCATAAACTCTTACCTGAAGTGAATTAGTATCTGCCGTAACATCTGGTATCACATAAACTTGAGATTCATTTACTTCACCAACAAAGAAAGTTTTTGTCTTTGTAATACCTTCGTAAATTGGAATTGATGTTTCAGAAGCTCTTGTTACAAAGTTATAAACACCAGAACCGTCATCAGTTGCATTATATGTTTCAAGCGTACTAAATGTGTAGGATTCACCAGCAACTGTTGTTGTAAATGATGTTCCTCGTGGCAATGCAATTGATGTAGGTCTTGTAAGAGCAGTAATTGAAAGTGATAAATTAACTAATGCTTTAGATGAAGTATATGAACGAGGAATATATCCTAATGCTTCTGCATGAGATACCATAGAACTTCTTAACTGAGCAGTATTTAAAAACGATTCATTTAATGCAAAGTTAGCAAGCAAACCATTAAAGTGAGTATTATATGCTAAAACATCTAAAAGATTCGAAAGACCAGAACCTTCGAAGTCATAGTCTTGAAACTGATCTTGAGCTCTCAGATAATCTTTAAGCCGACTTTTAATCGTATCAAAATCTAATTCTGTTGACTTAATTGAAGTGGCCATTTATCTTAACCTCGTTAAATCTAATTCTATTGTCACAGTATCGTTTGTACTGAGAACTCTAAATGTAACCGTTGCTGTAACTTCATGATAGTCACTATTAGTAGTAACATTAACATTTAAAACTTCTGCTCTTGGTTCATAATCATTAATTGCCTGAATAATGGATTCTTCCATTAAGTCGTCATCAAATTCTGTATCTAAATTAAATAGAAAATCATTTAAGTTTGCACCAAATTCTGGAAGAAAAGGTTTTTCAGCATAATTAGTTAAAAGAATATTCTTTACAGATTGCTTTACAGCAGCTGCGTCATTCTTTCTATAGATGTCATTATCCGGTCTTTTAGCAAAAGTCAGATCAATATCTTTGTATACTCTTTTACGAGCAACATTAACACCCTTGCTATTAGTATTTCCGTCTTCTACCGAAAAAGCTCTTGCTACCATATTATTCTCTTAAATTATACCTTACTATTTATTACTAAAATATTAATAAATTTTTACTTTCTTTTCTTTTCTTTCTTTCACTTCAATTAATTCTTGTCCTTGAACATAGTTATTGAATCTAGTTTCAACTTTATTGGTAAATGTGGTATTCCAAGTTTCATCAAGTTCTGGCATTATAAGAATAATTTGAGCATTCAACGACCCATCAGGTTCATAAGTATCGTAATCTAAAATAAGTTTTTCAAATTTTAAATTATCTTTCCAATACACTGCAAGATCAAATGTCTTTTCTAAATTGATCTCACCCTCATCATCAATTAATTCATAAACAACTGCTCGTCCTTGTGTCATTTTATAATTAATACTAGTTGGTTCAAGTTCTTCATTTGGACCTGCTCGATACCAACCTTCTGCAACAATTAATCTTAGATCAGCAAATTGACCAGTATCAGTTGAAACTATTCTCATAGCTTGTGCTTGCATATAAAGATGTCTTGCAATTTCAAGTCTATCATTACGATTACCGATATGATTAATAGTCCACTGATCACCATATCCCCCTAAAAATTTAGATAGGGAAATACCAGGACCAAGTTTTGTACGACCGTTAATCTCTTTTTGAAATTCTGGATTGTATAAAGGATCAGGAGTATAAATCATTATTTTGTAAACCCTCTATTCTTATTTGCACTGGTATTACCAATTGTCCTACTGTTTCTACCAATGCTTGGTTCCGCACCAACAATACGTCCAATTTCAGGTGGTACAGCTAACATATAATTAGAATTAAGAATACCTTGAGCAATCATAGATGTAATAAAGGTATTGTTTGCTGCAGTTTTTGCATCTCTTAATTTTGATCTTACTTCTGC